CCAACAAGCAGCCCAAGCTGCATCTGACTCTGCTGTCAAAATCCGGATTGTGCTTGTCCAGGACATGCAAACCAATGCTACGCAGATGACAGGAGCACAGCTCTTTAATGACGCTAATGCGGCACAGCCTACTGTGACCATTAACTCTTTCCAAAATCCAAACAACTTCGGTCGATTCCGAGTGTTGAAGGACAAAATGCTGACTATCAGCAATTTGAACATGGCCGGTAGTCCCACTACTGCAGATGTTGTTCAAGCCTCTGCTCGTGTCGCATTTAAATTTGCAATCAACTTCAAAGTTCCCGTTGAGGTGCATTTCAATGCAACTAACGGTGGAACCGTTGCAGACATTGTGGACAATAGTTTCCACATTGTTGCCGCCACCGAGAATACGGCGTATGCTCCAACTTTGAGCTACTACTGTCGTACTAGTTACAAGGAGTAATTAATTTAACTCCATAAACGAGTTTAAACTCACAAGGGAACTTTCGTGTCTTCAAGGGAACTTCCCCTTACCATTTAATTAATTTAAAAAATTGATTCTCAAAACATGGAACATCCTGAGAATTCACCTAAAAGACAGAAAATAGAGGAGTCCTCTGCAATTAGTTTTTGGACGTGGTATCTACCCAACTCAGCCCATCCAAAACAAGGAAGTCATCAACTATCTAAAACTTTCTTCCGTTTTGATGCTGCTTACAGGGTTTATTATAACCTTGTAAGAAGAAAATGGCATAGTCGTTGGTATATGATTGAAATACTCAAGGTTTCACCCTATCAAATGTGGACATTTGAAACTCTACGAGCCAAAGGATGTTTTACGAAAGTGAACAGACTCCCCAGTGTAAAAAGAGAATTCTGGGAAGACTCTTAAATAAAAAGCACATCTACAGATATTGCCGCCACCACTAACTAAAAAAAATAACTTTCCGGTAGACCAGTTCTGAATGTCGATAAGTCGTGCTTTCCAGGAAGTTTTGGAAGAAGGAGATCTCTTCTTTCCCCTGAGACAATGGCCTCCCATTGCGAAGGAATACATGCTAAAGTTGCACAAAAACCGAAATGAACGTTATTACCTTATGAGGTTCTTGGTTTACAATGGCCTCTCCCCAACAGTTGCTAGCAACTGGATTATGAGGGAAGGAACTTATGATGACTCTGCTAAAAGAGATCAAGCAGGAATGATTCAAAAATCAAAGTCTCAGGACTTCTTCCGAATGGGTTCCATCTTCAATATGCGTTATGGACGTACAGACACATGGAATGCCCCACCTCCTGAGACATCCCCCTGGGACCAGCCGCCACCAGAAGGGTATTTCCTTGAAAGACCCGCCCCTCCAAAAGAAGAACATGTGCCGAGTGCTGATGAGCTTTATGATATGGTTGTGGATAAATATCCACGCCCTCTGAGAAGCAAGTTCTCAGATCCCTTCGACTTCCATGAGGCCTTGGCCTTGTGGAGAGTTGAATCAAGACGCTACATGGAGCATCTCAAGAAATCTCTTGGGGTACAAAAGCATTTCCCATGAAATAAAAACGGGTTTAAACTCACAAGGGAAATTTCTTTTTTTCGGTAGAAAATTCATCGCGCGGGCGTGTCCCGAAATACGGTGGGCTGGCTCAGTATTACCCAGCCCACCGCAACTACTCACTTTTACTCTATGCCTCGGCAAATCGCGCCCGTTAAGGATTGGGTTTTTACCCTCAACAACCCTCGGACCAAAGACCACAAAAGAATCCAGGACCTCGTTTTCAACTACCTCGTGTACCAACTTGAAATTGGGGAAGAGGGGACCCCACATTTTCAAGGGTTTATTCAATTCCCTACTGGACAACGTCTGAAACAATTGAAGAAGCTTCATCGAAGAGTGCATTGGGAGCCTCGAAGGGGCTCGGCTTATCAAGCAGCACATTATTGTAAGAAGCCTGAGCCTGAGTGCGATTGCACTCATTGCATTGGTGCAGCCAACACTCCAAGACCGCAATTCATTTATGAATCTGGAACTATCTCAGCACCAGCTGGAGAGAAGCTCTGGTCAGTCGTGACCGTAATCAAGAAGCGCGGACTTTCCGCAGCGATTGAGACCTACCCAACACATTACATGGGAATGCAAAGAGGAATGCAAGCTTTGGCTACGTTTTATTCTCCTCGGAGAGATTGGCAGCCTGTCGTTTCAGTTTTTTACGGGACTCCAGGGACTGGAAAAACTCGTTACGCCATGCTGGGCCCTTCGCCTTACGTGCATGCCGACTACCCTGTGAAGGGTTCTCAGTTTTTCTTTGGGGACTATCGTCCCGACTTCCACGAGACTGTCGTTTTCGACGACTTCTACGGTCAAATGCCTTATACAACCTGGCTACGGGTTTGTGATCGGTACCCCATGGAGGTCCATACCAAAGGCGCTTTCCATCAACTCCTAGCAAGGAATATTGTGTTTACCTCGAACCGTGCACCCAACGAATGGTATCCAAAGATTTTTGCCGAGCCTGACCGTTGGCATGCGTTCGATAGGCGCATCCATAACATCATCTTCTTCACCCAAGAAGGCTATGTGATTAAGAAGGGAAACCTGCCATGGCCTCTTCCTCACTTGACTCAATTAACTGTGAATCAGGTTCTGATGAATCCTGAGATTCTTCACCCGACGCCGACTCAACCTCCTCGTGAGACATTTTTCTGATTCGAAGAAAATACGGCGAACATTATCGGAGCGCCCCTCGCTACGTATAATGACCTAATTCCCTAATTAGGAAAGTAAAAGTGAGCGCATTTTTTCGGGACCGAAAAGAATGCCATACTACGGAAAAGCTTATTCATCATATAAGCCAACTGGTCTTACTGGACCCGAGAAGCGTCGAGGAGCCACCAGAAGCTCAGCTTATGCCATGAGGCAAGAAAATATCCAAAGTATGAGAACCCGTAAGGGTTACTCGAGCACGGCTCGAACTCGAGGCGCAGCCGTTACTGGGGAAATGAAGTACTTCGATGCTACGCTGAATGATTCAGCCCTGACTGCTGTTACGGCCACTTGGCCGGCAGGCACAATGATGGACCCTGCGACCACAATTAACTTGGGGTCCGCAGCGGTCGCTACACCCCTTTGTCTCTTCGTTCCAACGGTTGGCGCAGCCCTCAATCAACGGATTGGACGGAAAGTCTTGGTTCGAAAAATCAAAATCAATGGCACTGTCAATGTTGCCCAACAAGCAGCCCAAGCTGCATCTGACTCTGCTGTCAAAATCCGGATTGTGCTTGTCCAGGACATGCAAACCAATGCTACGCAGATGACAGGAGCACAGCTCTTTAATGACGCTAATGCG